TTATGCCATTAATCGCATAAATGAAGCTTTCACTGTTTCATCTTTAACTGATACGTATAACATGGTCGTATCAGGTTTGGCATGACCGGCATAAGCTTGGATCTCCTGCAACGGTACACCTCTGGTTCCTGCATCAGTAAGCAGTGTTCGCCGGAACTTATGCGGATGTGCATGTATTCCGGCTTCTGTTCCAAGCTTGCGTAACATTGTTTGAATCGCTTCCCTTTGCAGTCGGCTATAAGGTTTCCGATCTACAACAAATAAAGCTGGATTGTCATCTGTTCGGCTTGCCAGGTATTTCTTCAAATGATATATGCACCCCTCCGTAAGATACACTTTGCGCTCTTTCTTTCCCTTCTGTCCATATATCACAATTTCACGGTTAGGAAAATCAACATCTTCGCGATTGATTGATACTACCTCTCCAATACGCCCAGCAGTACTGTAAAGTAGCTCCATGATGGCTACGTCTCGTTCTGTCTTGGCTATATCTTTAAGATGTTCCCTTTCTTCTGCAGTATATGGTTTCTTAAGCTTCTGAGGTACTTTCACCCTTCGCAGTCTCCTGGAAGGATCCCGATTGATGTAGCCTTCATCCGTAGCCCATGTAAAGAAACTGCTTATATAGTGCCTAAGAGTCTCCAAATATGACAGAGAAATCTTTCTTTGTTCCTGGTACATGGCAAGATAATATCTCAAATCGTTAGTAGTTATCTCATGGATTTTCTTATTCAGTCCTATAAACAACATTGAAATACACCGTTTGTAAGCAATCATAGTAGATTCCGCACAATTTTCCAAGCGCTTACTGGCTATGTACATTTTCAGTATTCTTTCCCAGTGCCGTTCTGATGTCACCAGCTGAGTACATTCTTCTCTTACTTCCAGACCGTGTAAACTAATCGCCAGGACATTTTCCAGCTTTTGAAGCTGCTCATCTGTCAAGCTATCCTGCATTGCTGCCACCACATTTTTAATTAAATTCTCTGTCATAATGACATCACCTCCTTACCACAAGTATAGCTGTACCGTGATAAGGAGGCTATAATTTCCGCAGCTCTCTAACACATAAAATAGTGACTGGCTTTCAATCTGTAAAAACCGAGTATCTGACTTAGATAATCCACCAGCTGCATTTATTTTAAATACGAATATAAATCCTAAAGGGCTTCCTGAATTGGACGGCAATGGGTGTTGCGTTATACAACATAACCCTGGTAGTAAAACATATACCGCACAATTGGCTTTTTCGTTCGGCTGTGAAAAAATAGCAATAAGGACGAAAAAGTCTGGTTCTTGGAGTGCTTGGAAATATTTTTCAGCTCAATAAAATAGTGAGTTATCTTTTATATCGAAAGTAAAAGATGTGGATATTCAAGTTGTTAATGAATATGTATACACAGGATTATCGTTTACAGTTCCGAAAAACACTTTGTTTATTTTCACCGCAAGAGCGTTTTATAATAATTCAGAGCCATTGGGGATCTCAATTACAAGTTCAGATTCCAGTTATTCCAAAAGTACAGTTATTGAAAACAATGAGAAATATCCAACAACACTTACAAGCATATACGACAGATCAGCAGAGGAGGTTACTCATTATATCTGGGCAAAATATAAATCTGTTGGAAAAAACAAAATCGGCATATGGGGAACCGTGATAAAATAATTATTTCAAATCAGCACCACCAATACTAATCATAAGTACAGTTGACCAATCGGGAACTGGAAAACTTATTGTTTTTTCGGATGGATCAACAGTAATATCAATATCTCCGCCGCCAAGTTTATTGATAGAAAAAGTATTACCGGAATTGATTCCAATATAGTATGCTAAAGAGCTGGCTCCATTTCTCGTAACGAGAGCAATTGCTGCCAATCTTCCGTTGTAAGTGAACTTTAATGTACCTTTGCTTTCGTTTGTTGACTTTTTAACACATAATAATTTTCCATTATCACTATTTAGTGTGTTCAATGCCTGTATTATCGTCTTCTGCCCTGCATCCAGAGCGAAGGTCTGGGAAAGCAATCCATTCAAAATCTGCTTTGTCAAATCCTCCAACGTAATAATCCCACCCTCATTCGTGGTGGGATCGATGAACATTAATTCTTTCCCTGCGGGAATCTGTGTTACTTTTGTGAGGCCGTTTGCGTCCTGGCCGTCTTGTGGTAATGCCATAGCTTAATCTCCTTTCTTCATACCGCATCTACATTCAGATTGACAGCTTTCCCTCCGATCACAAGGAGTTTGCCGCCTACTATGAGTGCTGCAGTCTTGTATGTGGTAAATCGTCCGATCACCACACCGCCAAACATGTAATCTTCATTCTTTACTTTGATACTGTAGCCGTAACCCAGGAAGCTCTCACCGCTTTCAGTCTTTTTGCGCCAGGAAAACCATGCTGCCGGATAATTCTTTGTGACCTCGCTTCCATTCTGGTACACAACTGCAGTCACGGTTGTAGTGCCGTCTTCGTTATCATGATAGCGGACATTGTACAGAAGTGAATTTCCCACCAGACCGCGGAGGTCTGTAGTCGTTTCGGACAGATTCATCTTTAAACCATCCACGCTTGTCTCAATGTTGGCTACTTTCTGGTTTGTCGTGACAATGGCAGCTTTTACCTGGTCTGCGGTCTTCTGAGCGGCTTTGATATCATCAGCCAGGCCTTCCGCATCCGCAAGGAGCATGACGGTCTGGGTATCCAGGTTCTGGGCTCCGGATGTATCATATAAAGTACAGCGGATCATGTTAACGTCAGCTCCGGAGGGAGCATATATCTTCATGATCTCAGCAGATGAAGAACCATACTTCAAAACATAGGTCTTTCCATTGTCTTTTGATTCCTCAATCTGAAAAATTCCGGAATAGCTGCTGATGATCCCATTGTCATTCTTAAATGCTGAGAACGTCACGCTTTCCGGAACCAGAGTCTTTCCGTCCTTTTGTTTCCGGATCACCTGGCTGCTGACACGAAGGTCATAACTGAGACCAATCTTTCCGTCCTTTGCCTTGCTGATGGAAAATCTCTTGGTGATCCAGGAGCCCATTGACTTTACAACAAGCGTTTTACCGCCTACAACAAGCCCTTTTCCACCGACCAGAAGAACTTTCCCTTCCAGTCCATAAAGCCCCGAAATATCCACGTAGCCGTTGTCAGAAGTCATTGCTGTGACCTGATACGTTCTTGTTTTCGGGTTCCAGGTACCGTTTACTCCTTCAGAAGCTTTCACCGTAATCTGGTCAATGTGATCGGAAACATCCGTATCGCCCAGATACACGGAAAAAGTGGTATGACAGCTGCTGTAATCCCCACCGGAACCATCCGTGTAGGTATGGACCACATGCGCATCATTGTCCAGGGAAGCCCCGATTGCATCCAGGGTGGAAATCCCGGACAAAGTGTCCAGGGCTTTCTTTGCCGCGTCAGAAGCTGCATTTGCCGTGTTGCTGGCGGCATTTGCGGTACTGGCGGCATTGGATGCAGTTGTAGAAGCACTGACAATGTTGGTATTCATCTGGCTGTATAATTGGTTCAGGCTCTGGTTCTGATCGTCAAACCAGATCCGGCTGCTCTTGATGCTCTGGGAGCTGCCGTTGATAGCCGACACCACCGAAGGGATATCCAGCTTAGTGCCGGCAATGGCTGCGTTATCCGCCACCATCTTATTCACGATCAGCCCATCTGCAATAGCTCCTTCTTTCACACCTGTGGCATCCAGCAGAATCCCTTTTCCGGTCTTATCGAACAGGGAAAAGGTAAAATCACCGTTTGCATCCCTGCCAGCCTGCATCCGGACGGTTCCATCTATGTCCCTCCACTGCTGGGTTGCCCCCTGGATCTTAATCCCGCCATCGTCAGATGTAATCATAAATTTATTGGTGGAAATAGTGCCGCTTAAAAGATCCCCGACCGTGACCGTCTGCATAACTGCAGTTCTGATCAGTGCAGAGTCAATCACAGCATTCTGGGAAGTAAGGTGGATGTTCTGCAAATCCCCCACACCGGCACCACCTGCAAGCAGAGTTTTGATATTGGCATAACTGGAATCCAGGATATTGATCTTTGCATTGGCGGCAGTAAAATTTGTAGCAGTCAGATCCCTGAAGCTTCCAAACTCTGCATCCAGGTTCTGTACCGTCGCATTGACCGCATTCAGATTCTGGATTGTTGCAAATTTCAAATTGGCAGTATCCACATCAAGCTTGTTGATCATTGCGTGGTCGATCATCACCAGCTGCGCGTAATACCGTTCCATTTCTTTTGTGGTTGGGCCTTTCCAGTTTGCATTTGTTTCATCTTCTGATAAACCCACAGCCTCCACAGAATCCGTAAAACCGCCATCATACTCCCTTTCCAGTTTCATCAGCGGAACCTTATAGGAGCCCCCTTTTCTGTCTTCCACGGTGAGGACGTCCCACGGATCCAACCGTGGGTCTCCCATCATCCGTAGGGAACCTGGCATATAGGAAAAATCTTTCAGGGAATCCATCACTTTGTCCAGGGTATCCTGTGTCATAAACGGATTGGAAAAGATTACCACCCTTGGTCCATCTCCGGATGAAACAGAAACATCTTTCCCCTCTTCGTCCTGGCCAGTGTAGCAGGTAAGCTTTTCCACCTGGAACAGGTAATCGTTGTGTTCAAAAGAATCCCAGTATCTGCCGGTGCTGACTGTATAACCACCGTCCACGTAGTTGTGCAGTTCAATCTGTCCGTTTCTGTTACATACTGCAAAACAGCCATGAAGCTGTGCAGCGTAAGAAAGGACCTCCCTGCAGCTGTAACCTTTCGGAACTTTCATGGAAATGCCGAAAAGGCCATCTGTTACAACCATTACCCCTGTTATTTCCTGGATCCTTTTCAGAACAGCCGCCGTATCCGTACTGTCTCCGTCCATAGAGAATGCACGCTCTGTTTTCATCATCCGGTCATAGGCTGTAAACTCAATCTGCTCTTCATTTCTGGATGGTTTTCCAGGCGTGAAATATCCCATGGGGATATATTCCACCAGTCCATTCACTTCCATTCCGATCTGGACCAGGAGCTCATGCCCCTCAATGGCTTTTCCCGGATCCGGAATTATGATGGTAACGTACTGGCTCACTGTGGAGCCAAGGGAAAAGTCATCCTCCCCTTCTGCTCCGCCAGTAACTTAATGCTTTTCGCATTTGTTATGGATACATCATCATATGTGATGAGTGCTTTAAAAGTTCGGGAATCCTGTAGTACCAGGTTTCCAAAAGCTTCTGAAGACTGCTGATACACAGGACCACCTCCTACTCAGTCATGATCTCAAGTGTTTCCAGGTCAGCCACTGTCAGGGCATCATAACGTGGATCGTCACATTTCTCAATCTCTTCCTCAGAAACAGTATGGATGCCAACCTCTGTCTCAATCGCCAGAAGCTCATCCAGGTCTTTTGCAAAGCCCTCTTTGTCCTCGATGGAATACTGCCCGTTCTCAACCAGGAACTTTCCATCTTCGCCTTTTGCTGCGTATTTCTCAAGCAGTTCCTGACGCTCTGCATCATAGGCATTGGCTGCATCACTGACTGCTGCCAGGTTCTTCTTGATCGCATAGCCAAGCTTTACCGTCAGCCGCTTCTCCCTTAAGGAAGCGCAGCCATTGACAAAATTTAATATGTCTTTATTTTTCAGTTTCATCTGCAGTACCTCCTGTTACACGTTCGTCCTCAGCAGCATAGACAATCTGGTTAAATGCTTCAATATCCTTTCTGCATTCTGCCCTGTTTGCCTCGTACAGGTCACGGTCCTGTACGGTAATGCTGGTGCTCGCGTTCCCAGCTTCAGGGATCTGTGCAGACATGTAGACCACAGGTCTGCCGTTGATCATAGAATTAAAATTCATGGATACTGATTTTGTTCCTTTTAACATTTTGGTTTCCTCCTATTTTTGAACGATACTTACTGATGCTGATTTATAGTAAAAAATCCCATCTCCGATATATCCGAGTACCTCTTTTGTCAATGTTCCCCTGTATGTGGTAATAGTCAGATCTATTCCATCATCATGAAAAGAGATAGGAAAAAAGCCTGCAACCATAATCTTTTTTATAGCTGCAAGCTCTGTTTCCGTAAGAATGCCCCACTTTATAGCTATGTCTTTCTTTTCTGCGACCACGTCACCGATCATGCTTCCGGAAGCACTACGGCCCGTGTTCGCGCTCCAGATAATCTGATCATTTACAGATATCGATACCGGAGAAGGGAGCACGGTGCTCCCTGACCACAATATTTTCTTTGCCATAATGCCTCCTTACACAAGCAGTTCCGGTTTTCCGGTTGCTTTTGTATTCTGGTTGGTTTTTCGGATAAAATATTTTCTTAGAGATTCCGGATTCAACGCAACAATCGGCATATTCTGTAAAAACGCCAGGATCTGTTTCAGAACTGCCAGCAGTTCGGCATCATTCGCACCGCCTGCTGCCAGAGAAGCTGCCTTTAACGCCATCTCCTGAAGCTTGTCCTCTGGAGAAACAATCTCGCCCTGGTGGCGGTTATCACCGATCATGGCGAGCTGTGGCGTATTCGCTTTTACGAAGCCTCCGTTTGCCAACATTGGAATGGTTCCGATCGTAGGAATGTTAAATCCGTTAAACCCCCACCAGTTTCCGCCTATTCCAGGGATCCAGTCTGGTACCGTGATTTTGAAACGGATATTATTTACTTTATTAATGAGACCATTCACTGTGCCAAGTACGCTATTGAAGCCACCAATAATTGCATTAATCGGTGTCTTGGAAAGGTCTGCCAGCCCTTCAAATACTCCTTCGAAAATGTCCTTTATTCCTTTCCACGCCTTTTCCCAGTTCCCTGAAAATACTCCTGATACAAAATCATTTAATCCGCCAAATACTTTCTGGATATCTCTGATCGTATCTTTCCCGCTCTTTAAGAAACCGTTAAGCACACCGCCCAGAATGCCGAAATTTTTCGACCAGTCTGTTGCAAATATATTTGCAATATACTCATCAAACGGCCGAAATACATTTTCCTGTAGAAAACCGATCACAGAATCTGCAATCGTTTTGAAGCCTTCCATGATTTCTTTTAAGCCCTGGAAACATTTCGAAAAATCACCTGTAAATGCCCCTGTGCAAAAATCAATAAAGCCACTAAGCACATCTGTTATTCCACTGATTACGTCCCCGGCTACTGACAACAGATCCAGGAAAAGGTCTCCAATTCCCTGTAGTACCGGTCCGATAACTGGCATGATATTTTCAATAATCCACTCAATCAATGGCTGTAGCAATGTTTCCCAGAGGGCCTGCAGGTTCTCAAATACTTTTCCAACCAGTACAATGATTCCATCAAGGGCTGGCTGTACATGTTCCTGCCACACTGTTGAAAACTTCTCGGCCAGATTATCAAGAACAGGTGAAATATTAGAATTCCAGCCATCCAGGAAAATCTGTACGATATCAGATATTCCCTGCGCAACAGATGTTATAAACGGGCTAATATACGTTTCGTATACTTCTGAAATCTTTGAAAAGGTATCTGTCACTGACTGATGTAAAGTATCAAGCACGGTCTGAATCGGAACGAGAAGATTCTCAATTGTTTGTTTAATTTTCTCCGCATTCTGTACTACAGGAGTAACTACAACGCTTTCAATATCCTTTATGAACTGTGCTCCGATCTCTATCGCACCAAGAAATCCATCTGTAAAAATGCCAATGATATCTGCGGTAATCCCTTGTCCTTCTGATCCAGCGAATACAGAAAATATATCAGCAAATGCCGTCCAGAAATCCCCCGCAAGTGATGCAATGTCTCCTGCAATATTGAAAAGAGACACTAATTTACCTCGTATATAGCTACTGCTTTTAGAAAGATATCCTTCAATCCCGCCAGTAAGATTGGACGCAATCGTTATTCCAATACTGGCAAATGAACCTATCATCTTTCCAAACGACAGTGCAAAGGAATTGGCACAATCATTTGCTGCTTTCACAACATCCGGATCTGTAAATATTTCTTTCAGAGTTTTCCCGATATTCTTAATATTTTCCGTAATGGAACTGATTCTCTTTTCAGAATCACCAAATCCTATCTTAAAGCCTTTTTTGAATACTGCTGCCAGCTCTTTGCAGCGTTTTAACAACCCGGACATCTTTTTGTCTGTTTTATCTACAACAGTTTCACCCTGGGCAAGACTGCCGAAATCAACTCCAGCCCCACCTGCTCCCCCTGTTCCTGTTCCGCTTCCGGAAGAAGGTGTGGAGCTGGTACTGTCTGTCTGGCTGTCCAGCTTATTCACCTGGTCAAACCCCATGAGGGCACGCATTTTCTCAGCTGCTTTCTGGGCGGATTTGGCAACGCCATTATTTGCACTGGAAAGATTATCTGCTGAACTGGCTGCATCGTCCATTCCCGTGCTTGCGCCTGCTGCCGCACTTCCGATAGCTGAAATCTGTCCGGAAGCACTGTTACTGGATTTCTGACCGGTAATCAGCTCTGTAAACGATTTAAAGGCGTTTGCCAGAGTGATCAGCTTTCCAATTACCGTGTTGATTACTCTGATAACCGGAGTGAAAAGATTTATCAGTCCCTGGCCAATCGCAGCCTTCAGGGAATCAAACTGCAGAGTAAGGATCCTTACCTGGTTTGCCCAGGATCCTGAGGTCCTCGCAAAATCCCCCTGGGCTGCTGCCAGCTGGTTTTGTACGAAGGAATACCTTAGCGCAACCTTTTCAGCTTCTGACATTTTTGCCGTTGTCTTCCCGAAACCGTTTGCCAGCGCATAACTGTCAAGGGCAGTCTGAGTCATGACTATGCCAAGATCTTTCAAAGATTCCGTTTCGCCTGTGAAAACGGATTTCAGCTTGGTGTATGCTTCATCCTGTGACAGATTATAGAAAGACGCCACATCACCTGCCAGCTTGGTAAGGCTGGAGCCCATGTTATAAGCCTGTTCCTCGGAAAATCCAAAGGCTTTCGCCATTGCCCCGAGGTACCGGTGAACTGCTTTGCCATGGTCTCAGAAAGCCCAAAGCTCTGGGCTGCACTCTTGGCAAATTTATCAACCTGTGCAGTCATGTTCGGGAATGTAACGTCTACAACGTTCTGAACCTCCGCCAGGTCTGATCCAAGCTCCAGGCACGACTTTCCGAAGTCAGTCAGCTTCTTAACTGCAAATGCACCAACTAACAAGCTCCCTAGTTTTCTTGTGAGCGTTCCTATCCCGCTTACCCGAGTCTTTAATGATGAAGCATCATCCTCAATTTCAGAAGATGTTTTTTTGAATTGGCTTCCAATTCCCTTTATGTGTTTCTTTACTTCTCCCGAACCGCTTTTGCTATCTCTTTCAATTAAGAGCCAAGCTTTTCGAAACGCCTCACTGGCAGACTCACCTTCTTTTTTATAAACAGATGCAATAGCTGCAGCCTTAGACTTAGCAGAACGCGCCGTTTGGCTGAGAATTTTATCAATTTCCGTGTTCCCAGTTTTGATCGCTTCTGTTGATTTCTTTGCGGCCTGTGAAAAGCTCTGATTAAATCTATCTTTTACTTTTTTGCAAGAATCATTGATGCTTGCAAGCATTTTGCTACCATCAAATGATAAATCAAATGAAATTCCAGCGATGCTTGTTGCCATATATGCCACCTGCCTCTATCATGAGGACATCGACACATGGCACTACTTGTCCTGGTTAATCTTTATTTCAAATTCTTTTTTACAATGGCGCCCCTGGCACCGGATGAAAACGCCCCGGCATTTTGCGTCCGGGGTGTACTGTACTTTCTGTTCGTGTCCGCAGAAGGGGCATTTTACCTTTTCTTTATCCATTCACACCTCCTGCCATATCAATAAATGCCTGTTTCATAGCCTCCAGGAATTTATCTCTGTCTTCCTCTGAAACCTTCATAGCCTGTTTATTTCTCCATTCGCGGCGAATCCGGCGCTGTTCCGGGGTGAAATGCTTCAGGATCTCTTCATCCTCTTCTGCACGAATTGCTACAATCCTGCCAAGAGCTGTGTCCGGACTGATTCCGGATAAGAGATCCGTGAACTCGTCCCAGGACATCCCGGCAGGCAGTTCCTTAGAAAGACGTAACCCGTACTGTGATTGAAACGATGATACGATCAGATCAAAATCATCTATCAAATCATAGTACGGGTCACTGCTCTCCCTGGTCTTCTTCTCCCTGGATCAGATCCATTGCGGTCTGGATAACGATCATAAGATCTTTGAAAGGCAGACGCATTTTTTTAATCTCATTACGGTCTTTTTCACTGAACAGCTTTTCATATGCCGCAATAGTTGATTCTGTATCAGAAGAGCCTTCTTTGAACAGCCCTATGATCTCAAGCATAGTGCCCGCATCTGCATTTACCATGAATTTTCTGCCCTTGATAATCAGGGCAGGATTTTTATCAAAGCTTAATTTGTCTGTAATATCAATACATTTTGCCATTTGTTTTCTCCTTTTCTTGCTAAAAACCGTATTTACTATGCGGCTGGTGTAATCTCCGGTTTTCCATTGCTCATGATATCGAATTCAAGAGGTGCTACAGCTGTGGAATCTCCGGATCCAACATTCTTCACATTGATAACTGATTTTGTAAACTTAACAACAGTACCATCCGGGAAAGTCCACTGAGCATCAGCTTCCGTATTTCTTCCGTTCTTCCATGCCAGTCCTGCAACAAAATCATTTCCGGCATCCCCCACATTACGTTTTGCAGTTACTGAAATTGTAATGCTCTTTGATGTCATTAAACGTCTGGTCCAGCCTTCTGTATCAAATGGATTCCATTCCTCCACTCCATTGTCAAAAGATACGGAAAATGTTACACAGTCTGCAATATTTTTCAGTGAAGCAGTACCGCCTGATGCTGTGTCTACCTGGAACTGGTTCTCGTAACATGGATATACGCCAGTCTTGGAAGCTGCGAACAGCTGAAGGTTCATCACAATTTTATTCTTCATCCTTATTTCCTTTCTTTTCAAAAATCACAGCCAGTTCTATAACCATCTCGTAGATACCAAAATCATCTACGCCTATATCCTGAAGCTCATAGACTGGTAGGATAAATTTAATAGTTTCATCGTTTACAGTTGCATTTCTGGTGGCTCTGACAGCTTCAAACAAGGCTTTTCCGGCTTTTTCGGTCTCACGCTGGGATTTATTCCAGTGTACCAGCAAAGTGACGTATTTCGTACCGTAGGACTCCAGCTGAGGACCGCCGATTGCCACCTTATACACATGCTGGTGTTTACTGTTATAAACACCAACTATTTTTTCCGGCTTATCCGGAATTGGTCCAACATACACAGTCCCCTGTGTGAGCGTCTCAATATAATCTCTGATATCCGATAACGTCATAAACCAGCCAGCCTCCTGTAGTTTTCCTTGAATGCTTCCACTGCAAAATCAGCATTTTTTCCACCTGGAAGCCAGTCCTCGTACCATTTGCCTTTTGCATTCTGGTTTTCATCCTTTTTAAAATGAAATTCCGGATGAAAATACAGGCGTCTGGCATAAGGCGTACTGGATATGATACTTGCTTTTCCGTGACTGCTTTCAGATGTATCTACAAAAGTACTCTCATTCTGTAAAACACCGGTATCTCTTGGAAACACCTGTGCCTGCTCAACTTCTGTATGTAAATCTTCTGCTGTCTGCTCCAGGGCTGCCACCTGTGCCTGTGTCAGCTGATTGATCTTCGGAAAGTTAAGTTTAACAGTCGAATTGACCTTGATCATATCAGAAGCACCTCCGTGTAATTTACGGTACCGTCCGGATTTCTGGCTTTCCTGGCTTCCTGGATCTTTCTCTTACCACCAAATATGGTTGCTGTACCGCCAGATATTACCGGAAGCTCTGGGCAGATATCTCCCGGAAATAATGCGGATCCGGTAATCTGAACCATTTTCTTGTCAGCTGTGAAGATCGTCTTTGCTTTGTCCTGGTAATTGCATTTCCCGGAATATTCAAAACACGGAAGAGGCTCCCCGTATTTATCCCGCCCTTCCTGTTCCATCACTAAGCTGATATCCGTCCTGCAAAGCCTTTTGGGTACTAAACATGGATATTTCATAGCTCACCTCGCTAATCTGCAGCACAGCCCAGTCTGGCACAGCAGTGCATACAGATCTCTTTTCATTGCCACGCCTTTGTCTGTGAATATGTTCCAGCTGCTGCCGAACTGGCTGATACACCGTTAATGCTGTAGCTTGAAAGTATCGAATTGATCTCATCTGCATTCTCGGTTTCAAAATCTGCCTGCTGGCAGACAACATCCTGAATGATATCCTGTTGGAATCGTGTCAGGTTGGAAAATCCCCGGCCTACAATCCGGTTGTAGGTCAGGGAATCAATGTGCCGAGACGCAATCTGCAGAGCTCTCCCAATGTCATTTTCTAAAATCAGGGTTCCGCCGTAAGTATCCGTATAGTATTCTGGGGTTGCATATGGTTCATAAGACATTTTTTCACCCCTTATCAGGCACCAACCTCTGCAGTATCAACATCCACATAAATGCTGTCGATTTTGCCATCACGGCCATTCGGAAATACAAATACATCGGAGAAAGATCTGTTCTGATACAGATATCCATCGCCTTTTGTATGTGCGCCAGGTGCAAAGTAATAGATGCTGCTGATCTTCGGTACAGTCTTACAGGTCTGTCCACAAGCAACAAGTACGTTGATCTTGTGCGCACCTGTCACTGCTTCAACACCGCTTCCAGCAGTTACCTTTTTCTGCGGTTCAAATCCACCGTTTTCCGGCTCCCAGTTAAATGCATCATAGAATCGCTCATCATCGATTACTTCCATGATCGGCACCCCATCAATGTCTGTTACTCTGGTCTCAATGCCAAGACCGCCTTCTGCGATCTGAGTCATTTCGATCTTACGAGTGAACTCTGTGGACTGCTCCAGGGCATCCATGATCTCACTGCGAACATACATGAGCAGAGATCCGTTCGCTTTGTATCTTCTGAGTTTTCCTTTTGCAAGGATATCTTTCAGCATTCCAAAGACTTTTGCCTTAGTATATGTGGAAATTGCTGTGGATCCGTGATAGCCTTCTGTCTTCTGGGCTGCCTGGGCAACTTTGGAGAAAAACAGTGCATCTGTTTCCGGAACCACCCATGTCTGTTCGAACACTCTGGAAATGTTCTGGATAGAAGCTGTAGCATTTGTCTCATCAACATCTGCCTTATCTACCATGAACTCAACATCACGGTCATGTGTCAGTGTGTACGGTACGTCTTTCTGTTCATAAGAACCGACATTCCAACCGCCTTTTCTGTTGTGGTTTTTATATCCGGATGTACTCATCTGGGTAAAATGAAAAGTTTTGGCGTCAAGCCATCTAACATTACTGGTTACAAATGGAGAGGTCAGGGTTCCCTGCATCAGGATTTCAAGAAGTTCCGGGCTCCACTGTTCTGCATAATTCAATGCCATATCTTATACCTTCTTTCTTTTTTAGTTCCAACGGTTCCAACGCTTTGTTGGCACTGCTGTCTGGTTTGTAGTAGTCTGCTGCGGATGCTGTGCCGGATTACCGCCGGTTCCTACCTGGGTAAATCCGGTCTTTCCATCAGCCTGTGGTTTCAGTGCCGGAACGTCTTCCAGCACCTTGTTTACAGCTGTTTTCAAGGTTTCCTCATTGATGTTTCCATCTTCTCCCACAACCTGGCTTAAATCAGCCATTTTAAGGATATATGGAATTGTCTTTGCTTCGATTCCCAAGGAAACTGCCATCATTGTAGCTGCTGATTCCACCTGTGCCGCCTGAACAGCTTTCTGAGATGCGGCAAGCTGTGCCTGTGTCTCTGTAATCTGGTTCTGCATCCCGATAACGTCCGGCTGGTTTGCCGCTTTCTGTTCTTTAAATGCGGTAATTGCCTGCTCCACTTCCTGCTGTGATAATCCCTGCTGCCTAAAATAGGCTTTCAGGGCTGTATCTTCTTTCGCAGCCAGTGTTCCATCCAGCATCTGCTGAATCTTTCCATAGTCAATTGCAGGTGTACTCTGCTGATTACTCTGAGCCGCAGTCTGCTGAGTATCAGGGGTCTGAGTTGCTGTATTGTTATTTTCCATTTCTGGACTCCTTTCCGTTTTGAGAGTGTCGCTCTTATGTCTTCCATTGTCATCAGTGTCACTGGTCACGCACCTTTTTGCGTCATATCGTGTTTGGACGTAAAAATAAGACGCTTAACCCTGCGCCTCAATGGGAGATTTTGGATCACCGCCTTTCTGATCTTCAACGGTCTTTACCAGCTGCAGATTTGCAAGATACTCTGCTCTTTTCCGTGACACTTCCAGTTCTTCCCCGGCTGTACGAAGAACCAAGTCATTTTCTTTGTCACGGAAGTTGTGCTGCACTATCACCTTCAAATAACCACCTCCTTATTGTTTTGGCAACTGTCTTCTTAAGCCTCTGAAAGCAGAATAAATCCCATAAACCGAAACTAAAATTACCGCAAAGTAAGTTGAATATACACCTACCGCAATCACCATCTTAACTGCTACCAGCAAAATCCTCACATTCCACATCCCTATCCAAATATAAAATGCAAGTTTAAAAAGTGTGAACAACAGATCCTTACCTTCAATTACTACAGTTTTCATTGTCTTTACCTCCTCTTGCGCCGGCACAAATTTAATCATTATGTGTGACTTTAAATCCCCACTGTGGAAGAAAATTAATCTCATAATGGTACTTGTCCACATCCGATCCAGAAATGTCTTCAACTACATACATGGTATAGTCATTCAAATAAACATAGTCTTTCTGGTACTTCCCTTCTGCGGTCTCAATAATTACCTCCAGTTCATTTGAAGAGTTATTCTTCAGTGCAAATGTTCCAGTCAATTCCAACAGGATTGTATCTGTTCTGGCATTCAAAACAGTAAGTTTTCTGGTTACATTGAAGTTATCTGCCTCCTGTGAAATATTCGCACTCACCTGATCAGCTTCTGTGCAACCCGTAGCTACAAAACACACCAGGATTACCAGTGCCATTAATACTGCAATTCTTTTGGTTGCTCTTCTTTTCATTTTCTTCCTCCTACATTTTGAAGCATCTGTTTTCAAACTTCTTATAGGCATCCATATACAGTTCGTTCTTATCACCGTTATATGTCAGCTCATAGTACATGCCATCTGGTACCGTAGTGCTAAGCAGTGCCTTGTTGTTCTGCAAGGTCTTACAGTTCCATACCACATACACATCATGTACAGTCACCTGCTGCCGATCTGTGACATCCATGTGACTATTGGTGTACTCCGCAACTTTTGCTTTACATAATCTCAGAAATTCTTCATTCTCCATGTTGTTATTCCTCCACAATTATCCAATCATCTGCCAGCATATCCGCCTGTGATGCAAGCCATCCCATCTGTACACCAGATGTTCCGACAAAAGCTACTGCTTTATTTCCAATTGCATCATGCTCGCAGTTCACGACTTTGTCATCTGCTGTCATATAAGAAATTCTGGTTGCAAGCTGAATGTACTGTTTCTTTCCGTTCCACCCTTCACGTGCTACTTTCATGCCACGTTTCAGGTACTTGATAGCTTCACTAAAACTAAAGGTTGCCTTTCCTCCCAGAATTGGACAATTCTGCCCATTCGCTGGAATCCATTCATCTGACATGATGTTTTGAAGCGTATACTCAACAACCTGGGTTTCCCGGATATCCATACAATTTCCGTCTTTTGTGTACATGAGAATTGTTTTTGACTCCTCATCCCACCACCAATATCCACCCCATGATGGAAGCTTCATTCCTATACCTTGCTTCATCATTTTGAATGCTTCTGAAAATTTCATGTTCTTTATCCTCTCTTTCTTAAAAATAAGCACAAAAATAACACGTCTTTCGGCGTGCTATCATTGTTTTTATAACTGTATTGATATTTTTGAGTATAAAAATACCACTAGCCGTTTCTGACTGGTGGTATTTAGTACCATAAAACTGTTTTCTCTGTTGGTGGGTTCTCCATTTTTGCCAAACGTTTCAGTTCATTCCGAACATGTGGTGCTGCAAAAGAGCTTGCATTTTCATGTTCTGTAACTTTTCCATCCTCAATTCTCATAAAACCTTTGGGTTCTTTTCCCTCTGGGTAATAGTCGGCAGAAATCATATTATTTGTCTTTTTTATGTTTTTCAAGATTACCATAATACTCTAACGCCTCCTTCGGGTAATCATATTTTTCAGTGGCAAGCTCATGTGCTTTCCAGTGCTCCATATCAGGATTTTCTCTTTTTATTTTCATTTCAAGAAGCTCATGCTCTATCAAAGTGCGGTCATGCTGTTTAATGTCTTTCCCTGTCATAAGCCGTTGCCAGCTCTGAGCTATGGCGCAATCGGGATCAAATCTTCGGTATGTCTTTAAATCCGGATCAAACAACGATTCATCTTCAAACAGATATGCCTTTATCTTTGCTATATCAGATTCTTCTTTTCCCAGATTTTCAGCAATCTTCTTCGCGTCAGTAGAAAAACTCCTGACCTCTTTGTAGTACATCTCTGCAAAGTTTTCTGCCTCTTCACTGAATATATCTGTGATTCTGGCTCCTGATATCATTATAGCAGAGTCCGCATCATTTGCAACGGATTTCCACTCATTTTGTTTCTGCTCATACTTCTTTTTGTTCTCCGGATCCAGGGAAAAATCTGCCAGCCTACCGAACTTCTTTTCCTGCCTCTTTGCATACTGCTGCCGGTTTTCCTGTTCCTGCTTCCGTACCAGTTCATTCAACTCCGCTTTGGTATACCTGCTCTTCTCTGGCGGGGTGCTGATTCCTTCGAAATATGTAGTGTGGCTATCTTTGCAGCGCGGATGGTACAGACCTGCGGCTATAGCCTTGCTCATGAGTGGATACTTGATTCCGGTAACCGGTGACTTTCCGTCCTTCGGACCATTGCTCCACACATCATCAACCAGCACCTTTCCCACAAAAGGCAAGCATTTCGGACAGGGATTTCCGCGCTTATTCATAATCACTGTAGATATTCCCCATTCCTGGCGCTTCTGGCCTTCTCCTTGCAGGTATGCCCTTTTGCTGGCTGTTCTGATTGCCATATCCGCATAATCAGCAAGCGTGTGTCTTGCACCGTTGGCATACTGCACGCAATTCAAGCCAGCCTTTACAAAATCCTCTGTAGCCATATCCACAGCTTTCTCATAGGTACCAGCTCCTGTGTTTGCATATACCTGAGCATTGTAAATCACTTTGCGGTACTGGTCATTTGCCATTCGAAGGACAGCAATCTCAGCCTTCTGCATATCGTTCATGGTAGCGTTAATCAAGGTTTCCAGCTTTCTGTCATTCACCTTGAAGAACTCAGCTGTTGCCCCTTTGGAAATACGTTTAGCAGGAAATCCATTTCTGATAGCTTCCAGGATTGCAATCTCCTGTGCCATCTCGCCTTCAGATCTGGACAGGGATATCAGTGTTTTGATCTGTGCATTGATATCCTTGAACTGCTTGCCATACTTCTTCCGGTTGTCCTTCTTGTACTTTTCCAGGGATTTCAGCTGCAGTGCCTGCCACATAGCCCATTGTTTATCTTCATCGATCTCTTCCAGCTTGTGCCGGCGCATATTACGGATCATGGAAGATATAAGCTCATTTTCTATGGCTTCAAAGGCAGCTCCAATGTCGTAGACGGTGTTAAGCTTCGGCATCTGCGGTTACCTCCCGTTTGCATATACCCTAAAGCCCTGGCTTTTGAATATTCGGATCATGTCTTTCAGCTTTGTTTTGCTGGTACAGGCATCATTTCTAAGCTCAGCATAATCATTCTTTTCCAGAGCGTACACGCCCATCGGCACCTGCTCCTTTGCCACTTCCAGAAGCCCCTGGTACTCCTTTCGGTTCATCCGGTATATTCTGTTTGCCACCTTTACTTTCATTATCTCCACCGCCTTCCAGGTCAATCTTAAAGCTTCCAGCCTCCAGGTTCACTCCTGGTTCATCCACGTCCTGGATGCCCTGCTCTGCCTTCAATCTGGCTATTTCTTCTTCTTTGCAGTGATCGTCCAGTGTATCTCCATACAGTTCTTCAACACATCGTTCAATGCTCATAATGCCACCCTGTTTCGCTTTGGCAACTGTCTCTACCTGGCTTTCGAATGACGGGTTTGCATATTCTCCAAACGGAATGTTGACCTTTACTTCTTCAATGCTCTTGTTATGCAGGATATTGTCTGCATTGATACACATTGAAACAACTCCCGGAAGAACTTCCTGCAATGCCTTTACAATTGCGTTCCTGGTGTACAGGGTTGTCTTTTCTTTTTCCCTCTGTGCTTCTGCATTATCCAGCTTCTTTGTGTCAATCCCCAGTGTAGATGGACTGATCACTCCCTGCAGGCACAGATCTAGGGCTGTAATGTATGATGCCATATAACTGTCATGAGGAATAACCGGCTGGTCCGTAACGACCTGATTCTTCTGACTTTCTCGCATATCTCCTTCTGCTGCAAAATAGCGGTTGTCGAACGGATTCGGTTTTATCAGCATCCCTGTTTCAGGATCATGTGGAACCAGGCAGTCTGGAACATAGGTTTTTGCCCTTCCTGCCCGCAGGGCATCCATCCACTGGGACCATGTCTCATCCAGTGAATCATAGCTGTCGAGCTTTCCATCGAATATGCTGCCGCCTCTGCCTTCATATCTGGTAGACTCATAGATCATAAATGGTTCAGCCAGCATGACCGAATCATCAAATTTAATGTCTGTCAGATTCTCAGTGGCTTTTATAGATTTAATATCGACCAGTCTGCCGTCAAGATACAGCTCATTGATAATATAGCCATAGCCATAACGCTCATTCAGGACATACACTTTTCCTTTTTCTTTGTATGGTGTCTTGAATACGATTTCCCTGATTCGGTCTCTCTGGTAGACAAATTCAACCCTTTCCCCCGGATACCACTCCAGTATCGGATAATCACTGATTGTTGTATCTATTGCCACTTTAAAAGCGCCATCTCCGATAAACAGTGTTTCTTTGAGGGCGCTTTCAATCTTTTTATAAAATTTATTATCTTTCTCAATTTCTTTCCACAGCTGTTCCTGCGCCGGCTGTTCAAATTCAAATTCGTTCATGTCCGGCAGAACAGTGAAAGAAAGAACTTTAACAGTCAGCCCCGGGAGACCAGTATGAATCTTCCGCATGTCCATTCCAGGGGTTGATCTGCTTGCCCAGAACTTGTGTCTGTCTGCAAATTCTGCATTCTGCTGATAGATCTGTTCCAGCTCGTTTCCGTCACCCCTGTACCAGATACGGTTCAGAATTGCGTGTCCTTCGAAATCCATCATCTCATTGATCTGAAAGTTAAAAGGGTTCGCCGGAAGAACATTCAGCCAGCTCCGGACCGTCTTTTTTATGTTTTCATTTAATCTTTCCATCCATTTCACCTTTTCTGTTCCTCCTCAAATCCAATCAAGTCACGGTATGGAATCCATCCGTACTGCTGGGAGTTGATCGTATGGTCATTTCTATCTTCCGGAATGTCTTTATCTTCATCCCAGGAATATTTCTCCATCTCTGAAATATGATTTGTACAGGTATCCACTACCAGATAGCAGCCCTGCTGGATCCAGCCAAGTTGAAGCTTGATTCTGTCCAGAATTTCTACTTTTTTGTAGGATTCCACAAAGTTGTACAGGCATCCGTTCAGGCGCTTGTATTTCCGCAGTTCTGTGATCGTAGCCGCATCTGCGCAGTCAATAAAGGTTTCCCTTGCAAAGCCCCAGCCCTTACGGCATTTTTCCAAGAACTCAACAAATTTTACTGCTGTATCGGATGGAGCAAGAGGCTGATCCAGATCTTTGTTACTGTAAACTTTCTCAGCCAGGGTGATCAGCCTTCTATCTGTCGTAATGCCCTGAAATATCATTGCAATTGTATCCGGGGATTTTGAAGAGTACGAAGTATCCAGACCGCAGGTAAATTTTTTGAATTTTATTTTGCCTGCTGCCATCTGGGCTTTTACCCATTTCTCAGATACTACATGTTTCTTTCGGCTGAAGTTCGGGAAGATCAGTCCGGTTGCTTTTCCTCTGAGGCCTAAGATCTTGTTCTTATAGATCTTTGTTCCTTTCGGGGTGTTCCGGATGATCTGGTCTTTCTTTTCTTCCGGAAGCCCTGCATTATCGTCAAAAGAAAAGAACCAGTGAACCCAGCCGGGCTTTGGTTCTTCTTTTAATTCGTCTTTGATCTCCTGTGGCGTGTCCTCTTCCCATTCAGGAAGCGGGCGGCTGCAGTTGATATACTCTTTATACACATCCAGGCTCGGATCATCCGGGTTTAAGGTTGCCATGAGGTAATCACAGCGCATGGAAGCCTCACGGACAAAGTCAATATCTGCTGTGTTGATCTCATCGATATACAGGCATCCATACTGACCGCCAAGGGCTTTCTTCCATTTCTTCTTGTTTCCATATCCCAAAACGTATATGGTTTTGTCCCCGGATGAAGTATGAAAAAGAATATGCGGGATCTTGTCATCCTTGGTGCCGGATCCGTTGTACTCTACCAGGCTTCCGAAATCGTCCAGGATTCCAAGGTCTTTGTTAATAATGTTTTTCTCTGCTGTTCCAGTGTCGTCTGCTGCCAGGATATGAAGTTTTTTCGGGCTCTGGGCTACCTTCAGCATAAACTTAAAAATTCCTACTGTAGTCTTTCCTGCTGCCGTGGTACCTTCCAGGAACTCCACCGGTGTCTGGCATTTCAAAAATGCTTTGTATTTTTCAGACAGCACAAGATCCATGCTGCTCATTATCCGCCTCCGCTGATCTGCTTGATCAAGCTGTCCAGTTTTGATTTTTCTTCTTCCATACCGCTGAGCTGAAGCTTGTCATTCCACATTGCCAGATGGCGTCCAAGCATATCCAGGGCTTTCAGTTTGTCTGCAAGCTTAATTTCTCTTTCCACGCCATCTTCTCCAAATGATTTTACTTTCACGGACTGTATAGCTGCCAGATCGTCCCTGGAGGCATCTTCTTTTAGCGTTGCGTCTTTTGCATTGATCACATCATCTGCATTTACAAATGCAATTCTGGCCAGTTCCAGAAGAACACGGTCAGCATTGATTCCGGTTCTTTTGGATCTTTCTGCGATTGCCTCTGAAATTGCTTCTGAAACTTGGGTTTTCTGGAGTAGCTCATGTCCGATTTCAGAGGCTCTCTGACCATTTTTCGCCTTGTATCCGGCTCTTATGGCGGCCTGAGTAGCATTCAGGTCAATCAGATACTCTTCCACAAATCTCTTCTGTTTTTTTGTCACTCAGGCTCACCTTCTTTCAAAAATATAATAAAATACAGTCCTGCCAGCACCATCCACGACAACCGATTGCCGCCGTCAATCATGAAAGGAGGTGACCGTATGCAAGAAATAACGGCTGGTGCTGTGCACGCTGTACGAAAATTGGCATAGAAAAAGCAGCCCCGGAGAGCTGCCCTGTTGGTAGTGTACAATATTAAATTAATAATTATTTAATTAATTCCATGTACACTTACCTCCCTTATAAACAATGATCTTAGACCCATATATTTCTACGTCATTATCACAATTCATATTTACATTATCGCCTAATTCTATTATAACATCCTCAAATGTAAGTGTTCCTGGAATTATTTCTTTCTCTTTCTCCCAGTATGCTTTAGCCTGCAAAACTTTGTAATTTCCCTGTTTCAAATTTTTAAATTGATCAAGGGACAATTTTATTTTTGTTATCGCAAGTTCTTTTTGACCTTTTAATGGTCCCTTATTCATTATTTCAGCAATACTGTTTAATGTCGCCGCAGTAAACTCTATACTTTTTATTTGTATAATATGCTTTTCTCTCATTAAAATACATTCAGTACACTCATTATTTTCCAAATTAAATCCCATTCTACATATCTCCAAATTTTCTTTAGTGAACAATCGAAGCTATTGTCGATACTGTTGCATAATAAATGCCAACCATAGCCGCTACCGTTGCAATCACTCCCAAAACAATAGCAATATTATTTGTATGTCTATACTTCCTATCTTCTTCAAGCTTAGTTGTTATCTTTTCTGACAAAGCATCAATTCTATTGTTCTGGTCATTAATCATCTGCTCGATACGATCTAGCCGCTTATCCATGCGCTGTTCCGAGTTTTCAACTACTCTGTTTACTCTATCTTCAGAATCTTTTATATCTTTCCTTAAATCAGATTGATCACGATCAACTTTTTCAATATATTTCTGCAACAAATCGTCCATAGAATCATCCTCCGGCTTTTTATATTCTCCGATTTTTCCGGATAAAATTTTGTCAGAACTATTTTCTCTTACACGATCACGAAAATTCGTCACTGTACTATTTCTCATCGCTTTGCTCTCCGTCACTGTAAATTTCAGATAATTGTCTTATCAAAAATTCTAATTCATCTTTACTCAATGACAGATCTAATGATTCATTGTCGTTACGTATCACTCGGATTTTTTTGTATTGATCATTAGTTCTATTATACGCTACAGATTTCAATCCTAGACCGCCATTTTCTGGTGGAAAAACATCCGCCGATAAATGCTGTATAGAAATAGTAAAACTCTTTATTGCATCCCGATATTCCTCAGCAATATTTTTAATTTCATCCTCACTTAATCCCTCTACAAGATTTACATTCTTTTCACTTTCCGGATCAAATACTTTGGTTGGATCATAATCATCCTCGTTTACCGCATTAATGTATACATATCCGCAAAAGAAAAAGGACTGAAAAGGAGCTCCTAAGATTAAGCTTATTGCTTGATCCATTTCATCAAAACAAAACGGATAATCTACTCTAGTCTGAAATATCTGAATAATCTGAAGTGCTTTCGCAAATATCATTTTGTCCTTCCGATATCTCAAAAATATTTCTGGACTGTAATTAAATATATTACTTCCATTCTCATAAGCCATAACACGTCAACCTCCCACATACATTTTCTTTCATCATACTACAAAACGCCCCGTATTTCTACAGGACGTTTGCAAAAAATGTATGTAGTTTGGATAGCTTCTCTCGAAGCCAATCGGAACACCAGGACTCGAACCTGCGACTCGGCTTAACGGCTCATGCTCCCTCCCGATCGGGAGGTGTTCCGGTAGTGAAGAGTGCGCCACCTTTTCACTGCGATATCATTTTAGGCTACTGTGGTGCCAGCAATCCCCTGGCTGATATCTGCCCGAATCAACTGCCAGGCTGTGACACCTGGCAATCACTTAATAAGGAGCTTATTGCAAAATCTTTTCGCCAATCCCAGTTTATATACTACCATAGAAAAAGCGAACATGACCGAACATTTTATAATTTTCCTAAATTATCTTTCAAATATCTGTCATGTCGGATACGGCAGTTATCCTCTGTGTACTTGATTCTCCGGTTTGGGAAGCGGTAGTTCATGTTTATGGCTACTGCTGCCCAGGTCATGTCGTCCAGATAATACAGGCGGAACATTTGCCGCAGGTCACTCTTTGGGATTTGCTCAATGAAATCATCTACAGCACTGACAGCTTCCTGCAGCTCATCTTCCATGATATGTAGCTTTGCCACCCTCTTTTTAATCATATTCTTCACCTGGTAAACTTCCGGGACTGGGTAGCCGGTGATCTTGATCGGGCCTATGGTTCCGTCTTTTCTGGTTCCCCTGACGGTATCTGATACTACTCCCTCATTCTCGATCTTGATCAATCTGCGCTTGTCCCGGTCTATCCGGTCATGTAAGTCCTTGATCTCTTCTCTCAGCTCCAGGTACTGTTCCAGCACATTCTTTTCCATCGGTACCACCTCCTGCTTTCAGTCGTTCCAGTTCCCAGTATGTAGTGGATCTGGTTATGCCATTTGGTAATTGTAATTGCACTACATGGGGATATAATGCTTTTATCCTGGCTTTCACCTTTTGGGTGATGATCTTCCCGTCACCAGAAGCATAACTGGTTTGTATGATCTGAATAATATCCCCTCTTTTGATTCCATGTTTCTCTTCCAGTCTTCTCTGCTGTCGCTCCCATTTCTCTGCTTCAGCTATCGCCCACTCAGCTGTTGGGTCTTTATATTTTTCATGGTTCATTACAAGCTTTCACCTCCTACAAGTCTGCCAGTTCCTTTTCATATATTTCTTTTTGCTGCCTTAACCATTCTGCAAGATCATTCTGGAATCGCTTTGACTGTCCATCATCAGTTTTTGGAGAAACAACTTGTACCCAATGATGTTTATCATGTTCTTCCAGAATCCGCGTAATACTTTTAACATCCCGCTCCAACTCTTTTGCCTTTTGTAATGTGTCCTTATCCATTCCGCAATTCCTCCAGTTCTGAAAAATCCCATTCACGCGGTAGTGTGGATCCGCAATGGCTAATCATGGCGCAGCGTACACAATGTGGGTGTTCCGCACAGTACCTGCTTACTGTCTTTATTGCACACAGCAGCTCTTGATTTGTGACTGCTGCCTGCTCTGTATTAATATTTTCCTTCGCTATTTTCTTTCCCCTACTCATATATCATCATTCCTCTGCTTTTTCTGTTTTTTTATCGCACATGACGCCCATAGTAATACACCAAATGCTCCAAGCACAGTTCCAATGCCAAATGCTATTAATAAATCAACCATTTTTGATTTCCTCCTCAATGTCCACTCCGCAGCATACAAAACAGCAACTCTGTCATGGATTTTATTCTTATACCCTGCCTGCATGGCAATACGATTTCCAGCTTCCAGTTTCTGTCCTCGCTTAATGGTGTGGGATCTTTAAATTCTTCCGCTGCTTCTCCCCAGAACGGAATAGGAACCATAACTCCGTAATAAATTGATGAATCTGGGTGTTTTTCGCGCATGTAATTAGCAAATTTACCACTTCTAAAATCTGGCTGAATTTCTTTGTAACACTCCATCGTAGTTACTATATAGTTCTTTTCTCCAAAGAAATTCAAACCATTACCGCTATAAACATCTTCCTTACAACTTTTGATCTCATAGCAAGTGAATATGCCTTTTTCTATTCCGGATACAGAGTATTGATTTGCCGGGCAAAACTCCATATAATCCACTCGTTTTGCCTTTGATGTCCATGGATCAATGCTAACCTCGCTGGCCCAGTGCGAACCAGCTCCACCAATACGAGTAGATACAAGTAGTTGTCCAAGGAATTTGGTTGTTTCTGCTCTTGTCATTTTCTCACCTCGTTTTAGGAATTTGGACATTATGCTTTTTTCCCACTGCTTCCACGGTTGCGCTTCCCATTTATTGCAACTATGGTCATCTCTGATCCAGATTCCTTTCTTGTCACATAGAAGATCGTCATTGTGCCTGCAGGTCTTACAGGTTCTATCTTCCATCTTGCTATTCATTTTCCATCACCCCTCGTACCTATTCCCTGTTAAATCCCATCTCTTCATAAATGTTATAATTTGCCAGATTCTCAAACTCTACATCAATGTCCATCTCCTTTTGTGCAAGCTCATAAGCTTTTGCAACTCCGATCCGGTCTACATAATCCATTGCTGCTTTCCAGTTCTTTAGGAATTTTTTGTTTGCTTTTGTAAATCCCCACGAAAGCTTAATCGCATACAGAGAAATAATTATATTGGTTACGGTAATATAGTCCTCTGCACGTTCCAGTTTTTCCTGGGCTTCTCTGATCACAGCGTCTGTTGTCTGCTGTTCCATCCTTTTCAGGTATGTTTGCAATATAGAAGCCTGCTGCCCGGTCATCCCTGATACCTGGGCCACTGTAAGATTAAGGTTTAATGGCACCTGACATTTTTCCTGCATCCTTGCCTGGCGCCTTCTTTCTGCTCTGGTCATACTCTTTCACCTCTTCGTTATTAGGCATTCATTTTGATTATCCTCTGCCCTTCTTCAGCAGCTTCTGCCGGACCAGATCGTATTCCAGGAGCAGGTTCCGGTCTTTGTTTCTGCTGAGTGTCCGGTCTGCGGCTCTTAGATAGTATCTGCCGTTTATCAGTCTTCCCTCAGCTGCGGCACCGTACAGACTCCCGACTGTCCGGTTCAGCCTTTTGGATGCTTCCTTTATGGTTACAGCCTCTTCTGGCTCTTCTGTTATGTTTTCTGTAATCTCATATAATGTCATAGCCAGTTTCTCCCGAATATCTTCCGGAACTGTTCCCTGCTGCCAATCTGGCTCTCAAAGGCTTCCTGTCCCAGTCTGTGAAGCTCATCCATTACCGCCTGGTCTTTATGTACCGCATGTGCTCCGAACTGGTGGCATTCCAGGCACAGGTCTACTTTTAATCCATATTGTTCGGATAATGTTCGGTTAGGTCCGCCAAAAATATGATGCTCTTCGGTCTGTGCGTACCGTCCGCACAGGTAACATCTTCCTTTCCGGCTTCCAAGGATGCTTGCCGGATGGGAGATTCTTTTTTTCTTTGTTTTCCCTTTCGGAAATTTCAGTCCTACATCCATACGCCCACCAGATTCCCGAAATCACCCGGCAATGGCGGAAAAAAGTCAGCCTGGTCCGGTCTCTAAAAATGGAATGAAGCTCCCTTACATTCTTTTTTATAAGCACAACATTTGTTGGCTTGTCTCCTTCAAATAACCTGGCTACGCTCTTCCCGGGGTAGTCTGTTGGATTTTTATATATAGCAAATGAGGGTAGTTCCAGCCCACTCATGTCTATCTGTTCGATGTCTTCTACGATCTTATCGTTCATACGGCTCCTTTCCCCTGCTCCTTACAGGACGGAGCAGGGATGTAAATTGTGATATATGTGATTTAGATTGCACCCTAATTTACTTCTTGCTGATAATCCTCTACCAGTTTTCTGATCAGTCTTAAGCCTCCGGTTATTAACTGGTGCTTAAGCAGTGTCCGCTTTGGTAATCCCTGGTCTGCAATTGAGAGAAAGTCATTCATTTCTTTTTCTGCTTCCTCCAAAATATCATCTATCATTACTTTTGATGGAATCGGGATATCTTTCAGACATTCCGGCCAGGCTTCGGACTGCTGCCTTTTGGCAGCATTTTGTGGCTGTTCTGCTGCCTTCTGGCAGCGTTCTTTCTCGCTGTCAAATCTAGGAGACCATGGGTCATATATTTTTTTCGCTTCAACAATGAGGCGGCCATACTTCATGTGAACTTTGGATCCGTTTATTTCAATTTCCACGCCGCCAGCAAATCCCCGAAAATCATAATCAATTCTTCCTCCACAACGGCCATGGCAGCCATATGGAGCTATTATTTTTTGTGCCTGCTTGGCAGCTTCTCCATTATTGTCTGTCATTCTGCAGGCTCTCATAATCTTTTCCAGTATGTCCGGATAGTCTTCGCAGAGTGCTTTTACTGCCTCTTCTTCCGTAAGCTCTGGCAGGTACTCAGGATGGTTCATAATATTGTCCTGTTCCGGGATCTGTGCCTCTTCTTCCTGTTGGTTTGATACCCGGTTGGCCGAAGCGTCGCATTCCAGCTTGCAGTTTCCGTGTTTCGTGCAGTTCCAGCAGCATTTTATACTGCAGTTCTCTCCATTTCCCGGAATGTGCTTCTGGGCTTCTGTCAAGGTGCAGGTTTTCCTGGAATCGTATGCACAACAGCCAACCTCTGGAAGTGTCTCGTTTTTCTGTTGCGCCGGCGCAAATTCCTCAGACTGTTTCTCTTGCTGGTCAGTGAAATCCAGGTATTCCTTTTCCATCCTCTCTTTTGAGATGTAACATAAGGTCCGTCCGAACTGATCGTAAAATACAAAATCGCCACGTCCTGGACGGAGTACTACGGCAAATTCCGCTCCCATAGCACGGAAGCGTTTTGTTCCATGGGGAAGAATGCTGGTATAACCGTTATCTAAGAAACTCCTTACCATCCTCGCCGTGGATGGGTCGAACACAGTGTTCGAGTCAAAATGAGGATAGATCTCTTTTCCTTTCTGGCGTTCCTCTTTCTTCTCTTTCAGCCAGTCTTTCTTTGTAGTGCATTCCTGGCAGTCAGAACCGGTGCACTCCTGTTCGGTCTTGTAAATGCAGTTCGGGAATCGTTTTTCGTGCAGGATTCCACTTTTTTGTGCTGTTTCTTGACTTTTTTCCACATTCTTGGGTTCGTTTCCCGCGTTATCAAACGTGTCTTTTGCACCGGCACTTTCCCTTTCGGAACCATTTTCTTCTTCGACTGTCATTTCTTGACATTCTTCCTCAAAAGCAGCTTCGTATGTATGTTTTCCAGACGCATACTGGTCAAAGAGTTCCCGCATGGTACGTAAAAAGTCTTCCCATGTGAGTTCTTCGGCTTCATTCTGACCAATTTTTGCAAATAAGGGAGTTGGATACCTGTGGAACATGATAAAAGCGTTTTCCGTCTTAAAAGTGCTTTTATCCTTGTATACAATATCCGCCATTTCCTTTATAGATCCGGAAGAATAGGCTTCGCTAGCGTACAGTTCGTTTAGGGTCTTTTTCTTATTCTGGAAATACTCCCGGATCGTGTCTTTTAAGATCTCCTCTTGCTTTTTGGCTTCCTGCTGCCAGTTCAGAAGTTTTGCCGGGCTATTCTCCTGCTCCCGGTTGTATTCCTTCAGATCCCGGATGTCTTCCCGGTATGTCTCCGGGTGCAGGTGGTTTCGGTCTTCCTCCGGAAGCTGACGCATCTCTACCAGCTTGGAAAACTCAAAACTCTGGTATCTTTCCTGTATCTCCGGCCGGTCTCCTGGCACGGAAAAGGTCTCGTATACTTTTTTGTACTTTGACACACTGTCCGCGGACATGTTGTATTCTGCTTTGGCAAATTCAGCTATGGAGCTGTAGCCGTCTTCCCGGTATCTTCCGGATTCTTCGATTCTTTTCAGCTGCCAGCCGATCATGACAAAGCTTTTTCCTATCCCATACAGGTTTTCTTTGATTGAGTTCTTTGCTTCCTCATAACCTTGTATGGTCAATTGATATTCCGCCATTTTTCCTAAACCTCCTCTTCTTTTGGCATTACCCGGTGGTACTGGTACCTCACCGTATGCATTGCTTCCAGCTTCAGGAGCTGTTCCCAAAGCTGTGCATTCCTTACTGGTTCTCCTTTTGCTTTCTTCCAGCCGTTCTGTTTCCACTGGCTGGCGTATTTATGGTAAGTGGCCAGATACCCGCAGTCTGTATGTACGGTCACGATTGCCGGACGTACCAGGCGCTGAAATGCTGCGATCGCAGTCCGCATCACCAGCTGGTGTTTCGTCTCGCCTTCCGGAAGTCTTCCCACTCCCCAGCGGTACTGCCCTTTGCAGGTTACTTTGTAGTAATACTTTGCCTCCTTTGGCTTTGGTGCCCTGGAGGACTCATATAAATAAATGTCTGTCTGTACTCCCATGTCTTTAAATCCTCCTGTTCAGCCGGATCATGGTGTAACGGCGGTATTTGTAACCGGTTACCGGATTGATTCCTTCAAATGATTCTGCTATGTAATAACCCTTCTTTGGTTTCAGGTCCTTTTGCCATCGTTTCAGCTTCTCTGGTTTCGGTTCCGGAAGAGGCATGTTCCGTGAATGGCTGTAATTTGCTTCCCGGAGTCTGGGCTTTGCCGGAGTACCATCTTTTTTCTCTTCCCTGGTATTCTCATCTTTTGTAAGATAGGCTGCCAGTCTTTTAAAATCTTCTTCCGGGCACATGCTCTTGCGGATCTGTGTCACAAATACGCCGCCATATTGCCAGACTCTTTCTATGAGGCTGGCAGTATCTCCGATATCGTTTATTACAAAATGAATGTGCCAGGCTCCCTTGGTTCCTCTTTCAATGTTCCGGATCCAGTAGAGCATCCGTCCTCTTTTCTTGTATATTCTCTTCAGCTTGTCCATTGCCTGGCGAAACTGTTTCATTGCTGTTGCCATGTCCGGCGGTCTGATCTCGGGCCGGTATGTGTATGTAGCCCAGAGATCGCCAGGGGAGAAGTACTCCATCAGAAGAAGCCTTGCACCCTTTTCCTTCTTCCAGGCATTTACCCTCTGGATATCCTCCGGGGTAGGTTTCCGCTTCGGCTTTCGTTTCTCTCCTGGAGCTCCGTACCTTCCGTCATGGTTTTCTTCTACATACAGGATATCCTTCTTACGCAGATACCAGGTTTTACGCTTGGTTCCCATTCCATTAAGCTCCTAACTTTAATATCTTTATCAAGTTCGAAACAGGGGATTTTTTCCCCTGTTTTCTTGACTTTCTGCCGCCTGGATGGTATAGTATTTATAGACGTTTTATCCAGGTGGCGGATAGTCATTGACCCATGTACTCGTAATACATGGGTCATTTTTTATGCAATTATGTAACCTCCGCCCCTCAGAACACACAGTTCTTTAGCTATTGCTTCAGCTTCACTTCTTGTCCCATAACAACTTCTGAGAGAATTATCTGAAAACCTTATAATCCACATCAGCTTTTTCTTCTTCTGGTCTTCCATTGACATTTCTCCATATTCCCTTTACAATAAGAGGGTGATAAACTATTTTTGTCCATTGGACACCGGATCCTGATGAGCTGCTACTCTCAGGATCCATTTCTTTTAACAACTGTGTAAGGTGTTCCTTAGCTGCTTCGTAGTTTTTAACGGATTCTTCCATCAATGCTTTGTCACGATAGATATCATAAGTAGTCATTTTGCTTTCTGGAGGTTCCTCCACCCAAACCCGACATGGATATCCAGCTAATCCTATTTCGAAACTTACATGGATTCCGCTTGCTATAGCTTTCTTCGAAAGCTCATATAACTCATCTATCATTTTTTCTAAACTCATGTTTTCTTCCCTTCTGGCTCTGTGCCCTGTATCAGCATCCACGCAAGTATTGATAATGCCAGTGCTCCTGCAACCTGCAGTCCGTCCCACTGCCAGAACGGCAGGTATGTAGCAAGGGTGCCTATGATGGCGGATAAGATAATGTTACGTTTCACAGCTTGCCTCCTTTCTGCTGCCTTACCCGGCAGCCTTCTTTCTTTCGAAATTATATATAGCCATTGCCAGATCAACTCGCTCCGTTTCAGTTTTCAGTGCCCGTTCCTTCGTTACCTGCGCTTTTGGAAGCTGATCTATCCTGTATGGCACGCCGTCTATGATAAATCTGCGAGTAAATTTGATTCCTATCACAATCACCTCCCCGTTACTATGGTATGGATCATGGTTGTACGGAGTTACTTCAGCTTTTTCATAACCCCTGTCCGGTTTGTGTACGACCGGTTCTGAGCTTGTTTCTCCTGTTTTCTTACATCTCCAAGCAGCCGTTCCAGATCACTGATCACCTTTCGGTTCTCTTTCATCCAGTTACAGATTGGGGCTGTTGCTTCTTTTATGTCTTTTGCTTTTCTCCGCTTCCGTCGTATATCCCGCAAGGTAAATCCCTGGCAGATATAGTCATACTGGCTGTTTTCGTTGAGCTCGATATTATGTAAAATATCCTGTGTCTGGCGATCCATATCATTTTCTGTGAGAATTGCCAGCCGATTAGACTCTTCACAAGTACGAAGAAAACTTAGGAATGCATTTAATTCAGTGCTACAGTTAACTATTTCAATCACCTCTTTCTGTCGAAATGTCTCGAACTGTGTTGCGTAAAATAGATAACGTATCCTTATTACTCTTAATTGTCATTTCACACATCTCTTTAACATAGCCATCTACCTTTTTGAAATAGTAAGTGGCTAATATTTTAGTAGTGATCACTGACGCTAAAATACTTGCTCCAATAATTTCCATCTTGCTTCATCTCCTTCCTGTTACTTCTCCAATCACAATATTCCTAGCAGCTTAGCGATCCCCATGCCGATAAAACTTCCTATGATTCCGCAGACAGTAGGGATTGCGTATTCTATCAGACTTTCTTTCGTGTGAACTGTCTCATCTCCCTTCCTATTATCCAGCCTTCTGGGTTTCCATTTCCATTGCATCTCTGGCTCTCAGGAGTTCTGAGTTATTCTCCATCAGCTTAATGCTTACAATGTCCATCTGTTTCAGATTCTGTACGATTGCTGTGATACGTTCTTTCTTTTCTTTGGTCATATTTCCCGCCTACCTTTCTGTTGAAAAATTTCGAACTATGTTTCTTGACTTTCTTTTTGTTCTCTCCTATCCTTGAGTTACAGGGTACTGGCATACCCGAGTATCAAAGAAAGGAGTTAAAACTTATGGACTTTTCTATTGTTAGCTCAATTATTGTTCCTTTAATATCAGTTATTGGTTCCTTTGTTGTTGTATATCTCAGTGCTATACGAGATGTTTTTAATGACAAGCAGAAAGTTAGGAAAGAGCAGCTTGAACATTTCTATATCCCGTTTTATCAAAGATATTGTGCAGGTTTTTTATCCAAAACACGACTAAGCGAAATGGACATAGAAGCAAGAAACAATTTCTTTGATTTGTTTACGCAAAATATTCATCTTATGGAACCGATATCTCAATCCAAATATAGTGATTTTTATGCCGCATATCTTGATCTTTTGGAAGCAGAAAGTAACAATAAAGACTATCCGCTTGTTGAATGCTCTGAGCGTTTTGATCAAGTATTTAATGACATGACAGCTTCCATATTGCTTGAGTACAAATGCATATTAAAGAAATGCCATCTCCCAGTGCCTTTAATATAAGGCCTGCTGTTCTGTGTGATTCAGCAAACAAAATGCATGCCCCAATATTAAGATTCAAAACCAGAGCAATTACAATTAGTGTCATATTCTCACCTCGCTTTCTGTTACCTTTGTTATCATTATAGTTACCTTTGCTCCTTTTGTCAACTATTTTTTGTTACCTCTGTTGACTTTTTATATTGACAATCTATGCTTTCGGTGCTATTCTTTGATTATAAAAATGAACGGAGGTGAAAACGTGACACAAGGTGAACGAGTCAATGAGGTTCGCAAAAAAGCCCAATTGACCATGGATCAGTTCGGAGAGCGTTTAGGCGTTACCAAAACTGCCATTTCTTATGTGGTAAATGGAAAAAGAAACTTAACCGAACAAATGCTGAAATCTATTTGCCGTGAATTTAGTGTAGATGAGGAATGGTTGCGAACTGGTGACGGTGATATGTCCCAGAAGCTTTCTGAGGAAGAAGAGGTTGCCTCGCTGGTCAGCAATCTACTGGAAGACGGGCGAGATAATCCATTTTTCGGAATTATCCTTGAGATTGTTCAGACATATAATGAGCTTTCTCCGGCCAGTCAGAAGGTACTCCAGGAAGCCGGTAAGAAGTTAGTGGAAAATTTAAGCAAAAAGAAAGAGGGCTAACGCCCCCTCTTCTCTCCGAGATGTTTACGGTCTAAGTGTTTTCGGATGATCACACATAATTGTTTTAAAAATATTTCATCTGATTCATCCAGCTTTGCCAGCATTTCATTGATATACTGCTTTGTTTCTTCCACTTTCCTCATATGTATAGCCCCTCCGTTCTCGTTTTGTCGAACGTTTGTTTGTTTTTAATATACACCATTTATATTTGAAGCGCAATATATTTCACAAACATTTGTTCGTTTAGCATTATCTTTTATATTTATTATACGATAAACAGAGGGATTAATTTTACTTGGCAACACAATCGTCCAGTGTACTGGACACTTATTTGTACGGTGAATCAAACAGATCTACCATCCCGACTTTCAGAGCCTTGGCAATCCTTTCTAAGTTGTCCAGGGTTGGTGAATACTTCTCGATCATAATATTATTGATCGTAGACTTCGGAATCCCGGTCATGTTCGACAGCTGCCGTACAGATACATTTTTCTCGTACATGATTTGTGTAAGTAATATTTTCATACTGTTATTATTTGCACGAAACCATGATTTATACATTTTCATTTTAAGGAGGTAGCGCTATGAAAAAGACCTTAAGAAAAAGTCTTACAACAGTAATTGTAACATTCTGCATGTTATTCTTACTTAGCATTCCGGTTCAAGCTTCTGCTTTCAAAGTTGTTTCCGGAAAAGAAATCACGCTATCATTTAGCAGTTCCCCAAACCAGTCAGTTCAATGGAATGTCAGTGATAGTTCTAAGTTATCATTAATAAGTACCGGAACTTCATCCGTTTCTATTGGTAGTTATTCCAGAACATCATATTCTGCAACGTTTAGAGGTGGTTCTGTTGGTAATGTAACAGTCTCTGCTGTTAATGGCGATACTGGCAATGTACTTAGCACCGCAACCGTTACTGTAATCGCAGACATAGGTTTTAAATTAAAATATGATACTGTGTTTGTTCCTTATGGTGAGTCTTTCCGGTTAGAACCAATAAATGTTCCTTCCGGTGAATCACTTACCTGGACAACAGATAACCCATATGCTACAGTAAGTTCTTCCGGTTTAGTCAGTGTTTCATTTCCATGGCATGTAACAACAGTAACCTGCAGTACTTCTGATGGTGTTTACCGCGCAACTTGTACTGTCATTGGAGAAACACCTAGTTATACTGCAAATCGATCCATGACAGTTGGTGACACTGATACCCTTGCATATTCACTTCGTACTTCATTAAGTGATATTTCTTTAACAGAAAAATGGACTAGCATTAATCCTAATATTGTACGTGTGGATTCAAAAGGAAATATTACGGCAAATGCTCAAGGTGTTGCAAAAATTCTTTGTGAAATCGGAAACTGTACCCTTACTTATAATATTACAGTATCTCCTGTTGCTACACCAGTTCCGACCGCTACGCCAATTCCAACCCGCATTTCAATTTCTAATGCTTCAGTTGGTAATATAAAAACGCAAGTTTATAATAAAAAGCTTAAAAAGCCAGCACTGGTTGTTGCATACAATGGCAATACATTAAAGAATTCTGTAGACTATACTGTACAATACAGTGCCAACAAAAAACCTGGCATTGCCAAATGTACAATTACAGGTATTGGAAAGTACGTTGGAACAAAAGAGGTTTATTTCAATATTTCTCCTAAGAAGCAAACTATTAAATCTCTTCAGTCAAAAAAGACTAAATCAGCAGTATTAAAATACAAAAAGGTAACAGGTCAAAGCGGTGTTCAGATTTGTTATTCAACCAGCAAATCATTTAAAAACGCTAAATATACTACTACGTCTGGTACCTCAAAAACGATCAGCAAGCTGAAAAGCAAAAAGACCTACTATTTCAAAATAAGAGCATATAAGACTGTAAATGGAAACAAAATCTATGGACCGTATAGTTCAGTTAAAAAAGTTAAGATAAAATAGAGCAAATAAAAACCGCCCCGGTGTTACCAGCACCAGAGCGGCGAGCACATCCGAAGATGCACACAATTTTTCAGCAAAAATATTGTATCATCTTCGGGGCAGCCATGCAAGCGGAACCTTTGTTCGCACTGGCTGTTATTTTTGTACTTATTTTTACATAATTATAATCGAGGTGATACCATGACCGAACAAAAATCTAATGATCTGCGCATGGGAGCACTGTATATCCGTGTCAGCACCCATGAGCAGGATGAGCTGTCTCCGGACGCGCAGAAGCGTCTGCTCCTGGACTATGCCAAGAGTAATGGGATCGTTGTCCAGAAGGACGCAGTCTTTGTGGAGAGTGTCTCTGGGCGTAATGTGAAGAAGCGAAAAGAATTCCAGCGAATGATTGCACAGGCCAAATCTCCGGAACATCCCTATGATGTGATCCTGGTGTGGAAATTCAGCCGATTTGCCCGCAACCAGGAGGAATCCATCGTTTATAAGAGTATGCTGAAAAAGGACCGTGTGGACGTGATCAGCGTGTCTGAGCCGGTTATAGATGGACCTTTCGGCAGTCTGATTGAGCGTATTATTGAATGGATGGATGAATACTACTCTATCCGCCTGTCTGGTGAAGTGCTCCGCGGCATGGGCGAAAAGGCATTAAAACAGGGGTACCAGATTTCTCCTCCCCTTGGGTATGATGCAGTCGGGGACGGAAAGCCATATAAGATCAATGAAAAGGAATTCAAAATTGTCTCTTACATCATGTCCCAGTATGATGATTACTGCCAGGACACCACTGCCATTGCCAGAAAATGTAATGATCTGGGCTACCGGACCAAGCGGGGAAATCTGTTTGAGCGGCGCAATATTGACTATATCCTGCGCAATCCCTTTTATGCCGGCATTGTAAACTGGAATGGACAGACTTTTGAGGGAACCCATGAAGCACGTTATACCACAGAGCAGCTTGACAAGCGCATCAAGCTTATGGATGCCAGACGAAGACCAGCAAAACACCGGAATGCCTCCACCTGTAAGCACTGGCTTTCCGGTCTGATCAAATGCTCCATCTGTGGCGCCACCCTCTCCTATACCGGATCCGGAGCCTGTCCTTACTTTCAGTGTTGGAAATACGCAAAGGGTTATCACAAAACCTCCGTGGCCATCTCAGTTAAGAAAATGGAGCAGCTTGTCATCGATTACCTGAAGCAGCTTCTGGATGGCGCGGATTTTCAGTATGTCCCCAAAACAACTGCGCCGGTGCAAAATGAGGAACTGGAACAGCTGAAGCAGGAACTGGCCAGACTTTCAACCAGGGAGCTGCGAATTAAACTTGCCTATGAAAATGAGATTGATACTTTGGAAGAATACAAAGAAAACAAGATAAGACTGCAGAAACAAAGGGAATCTCTTTTAGAGAATATCAAGGAACTGGAAGCACAAAAACCAGAAGATCCATCCAGGGATAATGTCCTTTCGCAGATTCGAAGTGTGTATGATGTTCTCCTGGATCCTGCTGCCGAAAGTAGTACAAAAGGGAACTTTATTCGAACTATAGTCGATCAGATTGTATTTGACAAAGAGGCTGAAATGGTGTATTTTGATATTATCATCTAA